TAATTCCATTTACATGTTGTATTGTTGTTCCTGTGAATGTATTAAACGCTGCAGCACATCTATTCAATGGGGTCATTGTCTTAATTCTAATAACACCATTCCATCCGTTTAATAAGTCATCTTCCTTTTCCAAAAATGGAACACAATTAACTTCATCATCAACCCAATAATCTTGATAGTAGTTCCCCAACCTTGGATTAACGGATAGTCTCCATTGTGATACAATATCCTGTAAGATTTGTAATGTGTCTGATGTGATGTCCACTTGGTTTGCAAGGTCTCTTTCAAGAACATCTGCAACGATTGTGTTGAACTCCCATGTCTTGTATTCTAAATCATTTGTGATGTTACTTGGAACAACATACAACAATGGATAGTATGGTGATTGAAATTCTGTGTTCTCTTCTTTATCTCTTGTCTGTGTCCAAAAAGATAATTGGTCAGAGTTACCTAAACCAAATGAGTTAAGTTGTTTGTGTGAGTCGGCGAGTTTCTGATAGTCTTGTGCAATCTTCTTAAAGTTAACCCCACTACTTGGTAATGATGATACAGATACAGATGGAGTTATAGATGGTGTAGGAGTGTTAGTCGGAGTTTCTGTTGGTGTTCCTGTGTTCGTTGGTGTTACACTTGGGGTTTGTGTTACCGTTGGAGTGTTTGTAGGAGTTTCAGTATTCGTTGGGGTTTGTGTTGGAGTAGGAACGTTTGATGTTTCTGTTGGAGTTGGGGTAGGAAAAACACTACATCCCTGAAATCCTGCAGGTTGTAACAAACCATTTATAGTGAAAATTGTTGCATAAATGTTTGGATTATATTCGTTTGAATAATATCCTGTTTGAACTGGAATCGTACAACCACTATCAATGAAAAGAGTATCAACATTTGCTTGAAGACAAGGCCAACAAGTTAATAGACTTGCACATGGGTTACATTGATTGGGTGCGACATTTGCATAGACCAAATAATACGGCCCAATCTGACACGCATCATTCTGTGTGGAAGCACTTGATACTAAAAAACTTATTACACTCATCTATTATTTCTTTGTTGTTCTTTCATTATCCTTTCTTGTTCGTTATTGAGGTCAGTAAGGTAAGACAAATGGTTAAGGGCAGAAGTAAGACCCATAGAAGTAACAAAATCCAACTGCCAAATTTTGTTTTCTGCAAGAAACGAAATAGTTTGGTAGTAGCCCCAAAACTGTGAAAAGCCATTCTCAATCTCATTATCTGAAACATCAATGGACTCCTTAAAGAGAGTTCCATAATTTCGTACAACCCCCTCTCTAAATTTAATAAAAAAAAAAGGGCGCCTTCAACGATATGTGATGGGGCGTCCAACATTATTTCTATTCTCTTTTTGAAATCTGATTTACCATAAGGAATATTTTCCTCACAATACATATACGCCATTAACTCATTTAGGTTTGATATTCTGTATGATTCATCCTTCTTTAAGAATGTATCAATGTCAACGAACTGACCGAATGATATGGTGTTAACATCCATGAACTTATATGTCACTCCGTTTAATTGGAATGATTGTGTTAGTTTCTTTGATTCTTTGTTGTAGTGTGTGAATAATACGGAACCAATCTTTTGGATTGTGGTTGCGTCCATCTCCATTACATCTTCGTGAGACATCCCTGTAACCTTCTCAATCAATCTCACATTTAATTCATCTTCATCCAATATATCTTTAAGTTTCATTACGTCACAAAACTCTCTGATAGTGGGTTCACTTACTTCAAACTTTTTTGTTTTACTTGTTATAGTCATACTCATTTATAAATATCTTTTATTTGTTCATCTCACTTTAATAAACATAAACACCTGTGTTTCTCATAACCTTCATGGTCAACACATAACGGATGGGGTCTATCAAATGATTATTTTTATCCTCCGCCTCGTCCAAGTTGTTACCATTCTTATCTGATTTCCATACATAAGAACTTAATTCTTCTATAAGGTTTTTGGAATTGGAATGGACAAAGAAATTGGAACGTTTGATTTGGTCTATTCCACTCAATATCGTGTCCTTGCGTACCGCTTTGGAATTTATGCCTGCTCGTGACATCTCTGCAATACCCTGTGGATTAGCAGAGTCGCAGATGAAATCGTCTGTAAGATTTAATCCCAAGTCTTTTATTTTGTAAATAAAATCAGAGATGGTTACATTTCGTAGGTATAATAATTCCTCACAATAAATTGAATCCCCATCTTTATAAACTCTTACCAAAGTGGAAGGGTCGTTATAACCGAAGTCAATTCCATAACCCAATAATTTAGCAGATGGTGGTAATTGAGAATAATATTGTTGATGAGAAAATACAACCCTTGTTGGAGTTCCTTTTTGGCCTTCACCGAATACGCGCCAAAGATTGGCGTCTTTCGTTTTGAGTTTTTCAATTTCATCTATTAGTGATTGTGATAGGAATGGATTGTCTTTGTATGTTACAACCGTATAGAATACATCAGGTTCTTTTTCCAAATCGTATATCCAACTATTCCATAATGATGGGTTGAGGTCAATGACGATACGACCTGATGTTCTCAACGCAAGTTGAATGTATTCATCGTATGTCACTTCGGTTGCTTCGTTGATGAATAGGTAATCTCTTTTTCTTCCACGTAGTTTGGTCTCATCATCAACACTAAACCATTCTATAATATTTGTTCCGAGTTCAAAGTATCCATCAACGGAATGCCATTTCTCGGAATCATACACCTCAAACTTAATGAGGATTTCTTTTAGGTCTCTTAACACACTTCCTTTGAGTGCGGGCAATGTTTTACGAACAATAGATAATACTTTGTTATCTTCTTGTAGTAATATGTAAATCCAATAGATAAGAATGTTATAAGTCTTGGAAGCACGTGAACTTCCTTGGAATACATTAATCCTCTTGTCCTGTGATATTAAATCTTGGAACACTCTGGTTGTCTGTACCTTTGTCATTTAACTCTTTTTGTTTTTTCCATTCTTCATGTCTCTCATACGCAATCTCAATTTGTCTTTGGACATATCCTTTCATGAATTGATTACGTGCAGTTACCCTTTTACGGTGTGCTTTTTCCCCACCTCTTTTACTACTCTTCCCCATCTTTGTTTGTTGTTATGATTTCAATTTGAATTGAAGATTTATTTATCTTATCACCATCTGTTGTGATGTCTAATGATTCTTTAATCTTTCCCCATCCTCTGTCAAGAAGTAATGCTGCTGCCTTGGTGTCACCTGCATTTGCCTTTCGTCTCATTGCCTCTATGATTTGTTCCGCTGCAGTCTTTCCATCTTTGTTTTCCTCACCAAGAACGTTTGCGAGTATGACATCTAACTTGGGTAATTTTCTTGGAGCACCATTCGGATTTCTGACTTCACCTTTCACTATTGGTTTAAGATTTGTCTTTGACTTTGGATTGTAATTAGTCTTACCCATATCTTTGTAATTTCTTTTTAATTTAACTTGGATTCCATCGTTTGAACTGATGACCGTAAGTTGGATAAACATACGGTGTCACAGTATGATGGAACGATAAGACCTATGTGATGTAACATAAATGTTTCCACCCATTGTCTCTCTGTTTCTGTTTTATTCGTTGAACTGATATAGTCTTTTACTCTTATCAATTGTTCTATTGTGTATGTTACAGGTTCTGATTGAACCGTATGAACTTGTATTGGTGTTATTCCTTTTGGAACCACTGGTTGTTGTGGTTGTTGCTTACATCCGCATCCCATCTCTTAATTGTTTTAATTGTCTTCTAACCTTGTTTATATCTCTACTAACTGAATTAATTGGGATGGTAGTTCTTTTTGACAGACGAGTCACACTACACCCTTCTTCAATATACAGTTCAAATAATCTTCCGTAATACCAATCAATTGTTTTTAATTGTTCGTGAACCCAATCCATATTGAATTCATCTTCTTGATATTCTATCTCTGGAATATTATTGTCAATGATTTCATTGAACTGATATCTTCTATAAGTATAATGATACTTACTACTTTTTGAATGGTATTGATTCCTAACAATCTTTGTAAAGAAATATAATTTCTCTTTGTCTGGTATTTGATGAACCTTTTTGTTCTTGATGAATTGTTCAATGCACAAATGTAACAAGTCATCCACTTCATCAGGAGTAGAAAACTTGTTACATATATTTTTTAGTTCATTGTAATTCTTGGATAACCAGTCGTTCAAAATTAATTGATTAGTGGTTTATCCTTGTTTGGTACCTTGATAAAATCTTCTGTTATAGTATTTGTTGTCTTCGTAGAACTCATGACGAGCGGATACATACTGACTCTTAATAAGAT